TACCGCGCTCTCCAGGTATAACCATATCACCAGCAACACTATCCCCACTACTACCCTCAAAATTAACCATTTGAGGTAGAACAGTATTAGCATTAATACCATTAGCAGAACGTCTATCTAGCTTGATAAGAAAGCGCGGTTCGAGGAACATAATTATTCGCTAGTAGCTGTTCCGCTATCTTCAAAATCTTGTTTAGCTATCTCAAATAACTGCATAGCCTTCCCTGCACATATACGATAATCTGCATCAGCATCTCCAATAGATTGGAAGATTTCAGAACAGGCTTCATTGAATATAACCATTGGAATAATATCTAGCATCCAATGAGTATCTGTATCATCTTCAAGCAAGGCAGGAAATTGAAAGAAACCATATTCTAACGTAGGAGACAAGGATAGTACTTTAAATACAATATTATCCCCTGAGCGATACCATCTATCTAATTGTTCACAACCATTTCTATCAAAAACCTTAAGAGGGTCGGCTTGTGTAAGATACTTTCTAGCACCTGTCCTCTTAAGATATTTAATACGACGAAAACGTGGAAAGTTAGTACTAATTACAATTGATTGTGCATACACAGCACCGTCAATATTAACAGTTCCTTCAACTAAATCTTGCATGAAGGATGCACCCAGCGAGAACTTAGAGATAGCGTTATTAATCGCATCATTAATTTCTAGTGCCTTATCAGCACGTTTGGTACGAAGAATTACTTTATCTCTCATCTCGCTGAGTTGCATATTTAGCCTTTAGTAGTTTGACCGTCAATCTTCTGTTCTTCAGTAATTTCAACTGCATGCTGACCGTAATGTTCTAGGATATAATCAATTATTGCAGGGTCAGATGTTTCATAGTAATTACCAGTAAACTTAATACGTGTATTATGATAATAAAAGCCAAGATTTGGTTTATGACTATAGAAATACTTTACATTAGTTTTTGGTAAATCAGGTTTAATTTTAGTAGCAACAACAGCACGCGGAGAGAATGGAGCTTTCGCCCCATCCCCTCCTTTCTGTGCTGTTAAATCTTTAAGGTCAATTGCCATTGTGTATTACCTTTCGTTAATTACGCAACACCAGCCTGTAGACCGTAAATAATAGCACAGCCATTAGGATTGAGTAGTTCAACAGCACATTCTGTAGTAAGTGAGCCACCATCCGCATCTACACCGTTAGCATTGTTTTGTCCAGAGCCACCATATTCTTCTGCGCGCGTATCACGACCATCCATATACGCTAGCTTAAGAGCAGGCATATCAACAACCAATGCTAGACCAGCCATAGAAGGAATCCCGTTAAGAATGGGATGTTCAATCATGTAGATGGTACCTTTGTAGAACACGAACTTAGTAAAGTGCAAGCCAAAGGTTGTTTGTCCATCTTGAATAAACACTTGTCCAGACTTACGAGCAATATCATTAATTACTTTAATTGCAGTAGCTCCACCAAACAGCGTACGACTTTTCGGGTCACCTAAATCTGCACTATATTGAAATGCAGGTTCAAGCAAAGTAACCCATTGGTCAAACGATGTAGTAGATGCAGCAGTTGCAGTATTGCCAGCAGCATATTGTTCAACTGCATCAACAATACCTTGTGTTGCGTGCAACGGTTGTGCTCCAGAAGTATCCATCTTCGGTTGTCCAAAGATAATAGCACTCTCTAGGTTAACCGAATGCAACAACATACAATCACGCTTACTTTCTGCAACGTTCCCGTATCCAGCTTCAACATAAGAAGCACGTGCAGTATCCGTTACTGCCCACGCATCACGAAAGATTTGCGTGTAGTTAGGAACATACACAGTAGTTAGACCACGGGAAGTAGGACGGGACGAACCTTCTTCAAATGCATTACCAATTACAACAAGTGTAGCATCATCTGCAATTGCACCAGCAGCAACTCGTCCGAATCCACGAGTAACAACAAGTGTTGTCGAGTTAGTTACCGAACTAACACGCATATTCTCTTGCGTAGTAGGATTATACAGCACCATACCAGCAAGAATGCCTGTGGTAGAATCTACAACCAATGTAACAGCAGACGAGTTATAACCAGCAGGTGAAGATGACTGGTTAATCTTTACGCTAGAGAATAGCAGAGTCTTAGAGAAATAACCATGCGTTGAAGCCTTAGCACGGCTACGTCCAGTTTGACTCGTTAGCGCAAAGATTGGTGCTGAACCATTAGGAAACAACCGCAGAACATGCGAAGCAAAACTCCGCATATTAAGTTCTGCTGGGTTGTTGTTATTAGTATTAAATACTCCAGTATAAAAAGCCATAGGATTTAAAACTCCTTACAGGTTATTGGTCTTTCTTTAGCCCTGCTTTAGCCCATGTTTCCCAATCAAACTCAGAACCACCAGGTGCCTTAGCTTGTTCCTGTTGTTGCTGTACTTGATTAGGCTGAGCAAACAAAGCTCCATTTGCTTCTTTAAAGAATTCAAAAGCTTTATCTCTAATCCAATCTGGTGTAGCATCAGGATGAAGTCTTGCTAATTTACTACCAATCATCTGAAGTGTTTCACGCAGAATAGGATGTTTTTGTGCTGCTTCGTGAGAAGCTATACCTGTAAGGGCCATGTGTTCTTTAACATTACGACCAAACCCTTTCTGGTCAAATGTTCCCTTTACTTTAAGATACTTATCTGTAAGTAAAGAGCCGTGATTCAAGGAAGTAGCATACGAACGACGTCCTAGATGATTCAACGTCTTTAAAACAACTCCCAAATTATCACCAAATGCAGCTTGTAATCCTTCTTGTACATCTTGGGGTAAATCTTTCATGAAGTCAATAGAATCAGCAGTAGAATTAACTAACTTATCATCAAGTTTAAAATCAGGCGGATTCTCTGCACTAGTATCAGCATTATCCCACAGATTTTTGTAGGCGTCAAATGGTGTTTGACGATTCTCTGGGTTATTCAAATCACCCTGATTTTGATTGTTCTGTGTTTGTTGCTGTTGTCTATTATTGTTTTGAGATTGATTATTTTGCTGATTATTATTGCCTTGCTGATTATTTTGTTGTTGCTGATTATTCTGCGGCTGTTGATTACCAGTACGCATTGCATCAAAAGCTCTAGTTAAGAAATTACCTTGCTGGTTCGCTTGTGCCATGTGTAGGCTCCTTAGGTGTATAGTTAAGAACAGTGTTGGCCGTGTGCATTATCCCCTTTTGATAGGCCATTTCTAAGAGGAATTTGGGGTCATCAAGAAAAGTAGTAAGCTTTTCCTTATCAATAGAAGCTTGTTCAAATACGGCTTGTAATCCAACAGCTCGAAAATATTTATTAACAATTGGATTAGCAAATACCTTAGATAATTCAACTTCTTCTAAAGGTGTAAGCTGCTGTATGATGTCTGTTAAATCATATAACTTAGACTGTGCCACTTTGTGCTCCTTGTTCTGCCGCTGTTGCGGCTGCTATATTGGCTTGCGCTTCTTGTGGAGACGGTGTGTATTCTTCAAGTCCTTGTACACCTTGTAACTGCATTAAGTGTGCAAACATACCTGGTAATGAAGGGCCATACGCTGCTTGGAGCGTTGGGCTATTACCAATAAGTACAAAGCCCTCTTTGATACTAGCTGTTGCAGCAATCTTACTTGTTGGAAGATAACCATCAGCAACTTTGAAGTAAAGTACTGTTTTCCGTAGAGCTGCAATCTTTTCCTGTGTAACCTCAATAGTTTCTCCAGCTTTAATATCCTGGAAAATACCTGTTGGGCCATATTGGAAGATATTAAGTTTAAGCTGCTCTTTTAGTGGCATCATTACTTGATATTCAAGATTCATAGGGTTAAGACGTAGTCTATTGTCAGAACCGGCCATAGTATCTTGCCATTCCTGTACAGATTTGTTACCTTTCTGGAATTCACCTTGTTGTGGCTTATTAAGTCCACTTTGTTGTCCAGACATACCAATAACAATCTGTGCATCTTGAATAACACCATCTGTACCACGAGCATCGTACGGAATAGACTTATATGCATCCTCTAATGTCTTACCGCCGAGCTTAGAATTCGGTTTAATAGGAATCTTAGCAGCAGGAAGTGGACTATTAACATCTGCTGGGTCAATCATCTTCGGATCATAGATACCACGGTCTGCTACTGCACGCCTAGCACTATGAAAACGTATATTAATGAGCTTAGATACAGCATCTTGATAAGGAATCTGCATTTCAGCAGTAGATTTTGTCTGTTCTGCAAATCCATCCTCAAAAGGCTGTCCAACCAGGATAGGAAGGATGTCATATGCGCTAATAATACGTTTCGCACAGATTAATTTCTCATTATTTACTATTTTAAGCTTATAAATCTGTGGAATATCCTTATTTTGGCTATAAATACCATGTTCTTCAGGTATTAAGCGGAAATACATTGTTGCTACTTCAAACATTCCTCTAATTGGACGTCCTGTACGCTGTGGATTACTTTCCATCCAGCGTGACCAATCAAAATCATAGTAATCTTTGAAGCTTCTTGTTGTTATAATGTCACTTATTTGAGGTTTTTCTCTATAGTAAAGTCCACTGAATGATGGTAAGGGATTAGCGGTAGCACCCCCAATTGCGCTGTGCAAAGCTTGGGTAGTATTATAGCCGTATTCTGTGCTGGCAAGATACTGTAACTCCCGTACCAACTCAATTCTAGAGTATCGTTCAACGTAGCCAGCAAACTCTCCTTTAAGGGGAACATCTGCCATCTCCTCACAACGTGGATCTAAGATAGTATTATACGCATCTAATGAACGTATACGTGAATAATGGTCTGTAGTCTTTTTAACTTGACTTGGGTCAAGCGGTTTCATTATATCATCTAATATAGAATACCGCTCAATAGGACACCAATCAACCTCTAGTGCTCCACGGTTATATTTAACACAATTTCTAAAGAACTTTAATAGCTGTCTAGGATAACCACCTAGAATAGCATGTGTATCTATGATTGATTGTAGTGTAGATGCTTCCATCTTCTTAGCTGGAGTAGAAACAACAGGAAAGATTGGATAACCAGAGCAGTAAATATCTGCTAAGTAAGCAACAAAGCTATCTACTTGGCTAACTACAATAGGAGCAGTAATATCTTTTAATGTTCCACAAGGAATC